TACCGCGATACTTTAGTTGGACTTTCATAGTCTTCTCCTTAGTAACAACCCCCCGTTCCATGAGTTGTTTTCATGCGCTCTGAATAATCAGAGTGAACGGACGCGATTCCAGTTGGCTTCTACTGCTTCGACAAGCGAGCCGCCAATCATTTTAAAATATACCAGGTATGATCTGACCTGTTGTAATGTATGCACCAAGAGCTGCAATGATACCAAGCATAGCTACTTGTCCATTGACTCGTTCAGCATTCTCATAATAGTTTACATCGAGTACTTCTACTTGAGGCTCATTGGCAAACTTGTTATTTGTCATTAAGATAAAATAAATTAGATTAATGGCCGAGGATGATAGGTCAGGTCGGCACGTTCTATTAATTCTATAACAGAGTTAGTCATCTGTCGATAACCAAGTCCTACATATAGTTGTCCTACAACTACAGCTATAGTCATTATACCCCAGAAGGTATAGTATCTATTATCTTTTTTTACTTTTCCTTTTGTCATGGGTGGTTAAATATGGTTACCAGGAGCTAGTAGATAATGTACCTGCAGCACAGGTGTCTTGGTGTGGTGATAGTTCAGCATTTGTTTGTCCATCACTAACACCATTCACAGTTATTCTACCAGCACCATTACCTCCTGGTACTGTAAGTACATCATTGTCTGTATAATTTCTACCTTTGTTTACAATGGTAGCTCCGTTAACTGCACCACCACTTACTGTAATAGTAGCAGTAGCGCCAGTACCTGTACCACCTGTTGGTGTTACTGTACCTGCAGAATAACCTGAGCCTCCTGTGAAACCATCAAAAGCAGCTATCTCTCCGGTGGGATAAGGATGCTTATAGATAGGTGCGTTAGCATCATTTGTTACATAAAGTGTTGTGATCCCAGAGACATTCTTAGGATCATACATTGTTGCATCTGCCATGTTAGTTACCCTTTAATCTTAAGTGAAGTGTTCTTTAGTTTGTTCTTTACACTATTCTTTTTGCGGGCCTTGTCTGCAGCTGCTTTACCAGCGGGTGTGTATGCAAACTTCTGACCGTTTACTGTAGGCATGGTTAAAAATTAATATTGGATCGTTCTAGTTTATCGTAAATGTCCTGACGATAGGCAGGATCTTTTTCGTATCTTGGATCACTCATAGCTTTAACTACTTCAGCTTGGCTACGGAATTGGGTGCCATCATTGGTTGCAGGTTTGCCTTGAAGCATCCGACCATCGACACCACGTGAATCATTGAACCTATAAGTAAGTGCTTGTACAGCAAAGAAAGCAGCAAGGGGGTCACCCTTATCCATGACAGCATCATACATCTGCTGTTCTTTTTCTGATAGATTAGAGTTAGCCCACTGCATCATACTAGTGTACTCTTCATCTCCACCTACTATCTCTTTAAGGTTAGTTACATTCTCTTCTGTTAATTGAGATTGTTCTTGAGGTTGATTCTCATTACGATACTTAAGATACATTTGTGCGACATCTCTTGAATCCATCTCACCTAATTTCTTAAGTGTTTCATCAGAGTACTTATCATTAATTGCCTCATCCCATAGTGTATCTAAGAATGCAGAATCAATCTCTTCCTCTTCCTCTTTAGTCTCCTCCTTAGCTTCAGGTTTCTCTTCAGCTTCAGCCTTCTCTTCACCAGGTTCACCGAGCTTTTTCTGCAGCTCCATGTAACCTTTCTCTAGCTCTTCAGCATCTTTAAACTTACCAGCTAGTAGCTCATTTTGTTGTTCAGCTAACTTTTCACCAACTGCTAGAGCTTCTTGTTCTTCCTGATTAAGTTCACCTTCCTGTGTTTCTGCAGGATCATACGTAAGTGTTGCCATCGATTGTTTCTACTGTAAGATTTCCAAGTCCAACGGTTGTCACCTTCTTAGATCCAGGTGCTTTAATTGTTGGACTGCCAACTTTCATTCGAGGTGCATACTTCATCTTCATCTCTTGTTCAGGTTTCTCTTCAAAGAGTTCTTTATCTTCTGCACTCAAGGGTGGTTGGACTTTCTTTGTCTGCTTTGCCTTACGAGGGCGGCTGGGGGTTTGCTTGTCCATCGAGTTCCTTTTGTAATTGTGGGTTTTTACTTGGATCATTCATAGGTGCGCTTGCCATCTGAGCTTGTATCTTACCTTGCTCAACTGCCATAGCTTGTTCCTGTGCTTGCTGCTCCTTACCTTCAACCTCTTGCATTGACTTAACTAGGTTAAGTATATCAATACCTTCAGAGGCTGCTAATCTTTTGATAACTTCTTCTGGATTTATGTAAGTAGTTATAGCTTCTGGACCCATAGTCTGAGCAATAGTACCAAGGAAAGAACCTAACGCTTCTCTATCTTGTCCACGTCCTAAAGCATTAACACCTGCTACAATAGTAGGGTTGACTATATCTCTAGGTAATTTAGGTATCTGTCCAGTCTTTTCGAACACAGAGAGTTTACGATCTAAGTATGGTACTAAGAACTCCACAGTAAGTAGACTAAACAATCCACCTAACTGTTGCTCTAGTTCCATCTGTGTCATACGTACTTCTTCAGCTGTAGTTCTTTCACTCTGGCGTACCGAGAGTATTAAGAAAGCTTCAGATAATCTTTTCTCTAACTGTCCTATCATTTGATATGCTGTAGCAAAGTCAGCACTCTTGCCAACTTGCACTACCCCTATATCATCGGGTCGTCCTTGGACTATTGCACCGTTACCAGCAGCCGCTAGGGTCTGTGGTTTAGTTGTTGAACTAGGTGACACAACAAAGACAACCTTAGCTGCCGCTGCTGATCCTTCTACGATAGCTTGAGACAATGCCTCTAAGCTTTTCAAATCTCCTACAAATTCTTCTACCCTACCACGCCCGTAGGCTTCTCCATCTACAGTGTTAAACCGTAGAGGAATCCAAGGGTTAGTTTTGATTGGAGACTTACCCCTTGACTGAGGTATTATTTTATCGAAGACTTCTTGATGCCATACGAATCTATTGTTTTCTCGTTTGACATGTGTGTATACATCACAGTCTTCCTCGCGGTCTTCATCCAATCCCTGCATCGGTGGCTCATAGTCAGGGATAACATCTGCCAATAATTTTTTGGCAATTTTTTCTTTGGTAACAATCTCGATCACATTACCGCTACCATCTCTATCTATAACATAACGGTTCAACGGATAGAGCTTAAGTCCCTCCTTATCCATGAAGATTAAAGCGTTACCTGCTACCACCAAATGCTTTAAGGCTTGGTGTATAACAACACGGTCATCTGATGCTGCGATAGCATCGAGAATGTTACGCTCAATCTTAGCAAAGGCTAAGTCCATTTCGGTAGAAACATCTGGGGGTAATTCACCAAGCTGTGATTCATCTAACTGTAGCTTAAAGAAACTAGTTTGAATAGGCATCAACGCTAGCATTAACTTAGATGCTAATGTTACGACACCCTTCGCACCAATACTTTGCCACGGTGTTTTAAGATCACGGGTTGCACCCCTGAATTGTTCCTCATCCCGAATGAGATATGGGAGAGTAAGTCTAGCCGATACATCCGCTTGGTTTAGATACTCAGAACGGTATCCTGTGAGAGCGTCATACCTTTTTTTGGCTGTCATTATATGTTAAGTGTTTTAACTTTTAATTTAGAACTAGCACTTGGTCTAGCTCTAGTTAAAGACTGTAAGTTAGCAGTCCTCCTTGGTCCTTGTTGGAACCCTATACTCATAGCGCCACCGCCTGTAACTGCAGTAGGTTTGTTAGATCTGACTGCAGCTTTAGCTTGTTTTAATTCTTTGAGTTGTTTATCATACTTAGTTGTAAGAGTTTTAGTAGCTGCTTCAGCTGCGTCTCTTTCTTGTTCCATTGTATCTAGCTTGCCTAGGTGAGAGGTTTTCAGTGACTCTATTTTTTTAGTGTGTTCTGCAGTGATGTCCTCATCAGCCGCTGCAGTAACACGCTGAAGTATATCAGAATCTTTATAGATACGCTTCTTACCTTCATCACCTGTTAACCAATCTCTAATAGCTTTGTTACTATGACCAGCGGCTCTACCTCCTAGCCAGTCAGCTTCAGTGTACCAGTAATCACCACCCTTCTTCTCACCTTCGTACTTCCAATCTTTTCTATCTCCTGTAGCATATCTAGAGTGATCAGCAAAGCCTGTGTAACCTACACCAGTATCTCCACTAGCGTATTTTTTTATCTTATCGTGATCCCAGAAAGCTGAACGTTTAGTCCAATCAATACCACCATGTCCACCTTCTTTACCAGTAGGAGAGGTAGCTTGATTGACCCAATCTTTAATAGCAAGTCTACTTTCTTTTAATTTTTCAGTGGAAGTACCACCTTTCTTCAAACCTTCGATGTAGTCAGCACCACCAAAGTCTCCCTTGTTGCCAACATCATAGTCCCAATTAAATAGTGCCATAGTTATTTCTGTGCATAAGATTTCTTGCTGACTGGTTTAATAGTCGGTGCTGTTTGTACCTTAGTAGGGTTAGTAAGTGTAGGCTTACCACTTGAGTCCCATTTAATACCTTTGATATTAGGTTTCTTAACTTCCCTTGGTGTTTTAACTGGTTCTATTGTAGTTTTCCATACGTTACTAGGGCTTGTTCGTATTTCAATATCTACATCTTTGGTATTACCACCCATGAATGGAGCAGTAGCCTCTTTACCATTGATCTTAATGTGACTATTAACATCCATGTAGGCTGATTGCACAGTCTTCTTAATATCTTTTCCATCTTTATCTTTACCTACAACAACTTCTTTTGAACTACCTGCAGGTATAGCGAGACGTTCAGACATTTTAACTTGACGTTCACCATCTATGTAAAGTTCATCACCTTCTCGTTTAATATTATCATAGGGGTTATCAAACTTCCAATCTTCTGGTGTCCAGTCGTCCCACTTCTTAACTCCTGCTTCTTTACCCCACTTCTCTTTAGCAGCATCCTTGGCTGCATCATCCATGTCATCTTCATCACCAGCTTTACCATGTATGAGAGCAGTGGCTTCTCTTACCCAACCTGCACGCTTAGCTTCACTAACTGAATCATCATCTAACTTATTGACATCATAACCTAAAGCATTCATAGCTTTGTTATACATTTTGTCATCAGAATAAGCAGCCCAGTTAACCTCGCCACGTGTGACGTGTTCGTAATGTTCTTGGCTTCCTATTTCTAGAGACTCTGAGGGTGTTACACGTTTGAGATCTAAACCCCATGTAGCTTTTACATCACCTTCAGATAAAGCACCGAAGCCTGAAGCAGTTCCTTTCTCTGCTCCTTCAGTACCCCATAACTCATCGATGTATTTAGTTTCAATCGACTGAGCTTGAGCCTCATTTAATCCATGTTCTTTTTTTAAATGAGTATCACTGAGATGATCTGGAATGTCGTGGAACTTTTTCTTAACTCCATCAACCTCACGCTTCTCTGTGTCAGGTAAGTCTTGCGTTAGATATTTATAATCATCAGTGTTAACTATTGAATCAAAGATTTTGTTAACATCTTCCTGTCGGTACAAAGCAGAGCTGTCACCAGTACTTAAGTCAATACCTTTTTCAGCAGCGTGATCTTTGAAGTCTTGTACTACATTTTCTAACTTGGTTACATTATCCTTATCAATTTTATTAGCACCAGCTTTCTCTAAGAAATGCTTAACCCTTCTATAAGATTCTTTCTTATTAAGGTCGCCCATTGATAAGGACTTAGCAAACTGTAACCAATAGGGATTATTTTTAGCCTCGCTATGTCCTATCATTATCTTCCTCCAACCTCTTCTCTATCCACTCTACGACTGAGCGTTGTCCTGCTTTATACATTATACTTGATAGCTCCTCTTTAGGATGTGGGTTAGTAGGTGGAAAATTTTCTTGTAACTCCTTGAGTATATACTTAAAGTCAGGACCAAGTAAAGCCTCAAGCGTATGATGGGAGGTTTGTGTTTGCATGTTCAAAGAAGGCAGGCATTCGTGCTGCCTTGGTGTAATTAAATTCAGGGGCTTTACCCTGATACATTAAGTTGTCACTGGCATCCAGCCAGAATTTTTTGTCCAAATACCTATCGTAGGTACAATTACCTAGGGGTTGAAGAACCCAGTTAATGGTGGCCTTCCTAAGCTTGTCCAGACTATTACTCCAAGATAAGCCCAGCTCACGACATACAAGGCTATTAGTGGCCACGTGTATTTGTTCGTCTCTACTGATGTCGGCGCTGACAGTCCTAAGACCA